CTCTGCCCGGTCTTCCCGGGACAGGGAGTGCACGTCGTTCTTGACGATCACGGCGCTCTGAGAGGACGTTCCGTTTTCAATGGGTCTTGCCGCCCTGCGCTGGATGTTTGCCTTCATCCGTTCCCCGGCGGTTTGTGCGGCGGCTCTGGCAGCGCTCTCCTTGATTTCGTCCATGTGCATCAGCTCATAGGCTTTTTGCACCGGAACGCCGGAGCGCAGCAGCCCGAGAAAGTCCCTGTTGGCGGCCTCTGCGCGGAAGTCAAAGGTGGGATAGAGCTCTTTGACCTTCTTCCCTTCCTCGTCCCACCGAGCCAGCTGCTGCTGTGCCTGCTGCTCTCCCATCAACCTCTGGTTGGCCTGCCGAAGCTGGGCCACTTCCATCTGAAGTTTCTGGTTGGCGCGGAACTGTTCCACCGTCACGCCCGCCTTCTCGGCGGCTCCTTCCCAGATCTTGTCGTCCTGCTCAATTGCGGTCTGGAGCTTTCCCATGTCCCCGTCGGCAATGCCGTACCGCTGCATCAGCATGTCCAGCACCGGCTTTTGGGCGGCAATGGCCTGCTCCATTTCCTTTGCCTCCCGGTGCCTGCGGTTAAAGGCCGTCTGGAACTTCTCGGCGTAGATGTCTTTGTACTCCCCGTCGATCAGCTCCTCAAAGGCTTTCCGCTTGGCCTCGAGAGTGTCCGAGGTGGTGCTCACCCCGGATTTGGACGCGCCCTGTCCGGTTCCCCCCCCGGCGTCGGAGGGTGTGGCCTCAGCTCCCGGAGCGTCCTCCTGAATGCCATACACCACAGTTTGTTCGCCCGATCTGGAGCGGCGGCTGCCTCCGCTCCTGCCCTTGACCTCAGCCTTTGGCGCTGTGCCGTTCCCATCTTGCGGCGCCCCTTCACTCCCAGTGGCCGGGGCGGCTGCTGCTGCGCCGTCAAACAGGTGCAAGTCGATGAACGGCAGATAAATGATTTTTTGCATGGTATCCATGCTCCTTTCTCACGGTCTTTCCCGAGAGTCACCCGCCCAGTGCGGGATATGTGAGATTTCCACATGCTGTGGATAGTTTTTTTCTGCGATACAAAGCCCGATGAAGGCCATTTCAAAAGCCCGGGCCACCCAAGCCCCGCCGACGCAGTGCACGCGCACATTCCCCGGCTCGGCGAATATGTCCAGATAATCCGCCTCTTCCCGATATGTCTCCATATAGGTGGCCAGCGCCCCTGTTACAGCCGATACCGCCGCACACACGATGTCATGCCCTGGCTCACCGTAGCCTGCATGGCCTTCCGCGGTAAGCAGATGCTCCCCCGCTCCCTCCCGATACACGACTCTGGTCATCCCTGATCCATGTCGGGCTTAGCTCTGGCGGCCAGCCGCTCCCCATAGGATGTCATCGTTTCCCCCTGTGCGTTTTTCTGGGCTCTGCCCATGCTTCTTCCGTCTGTGTGTCCCTCGCGGCCCACTTGTGGAGGCGGTGCACCCTGGCCCTGAGTCAGGCCAAGAACGTCCTGTCCGGTGAGTTTGTAGACAATCAGTCCAAGCTTGTTCATCTGCTGCTGCATGGCCATCATCTGATTGAGAAGAGTTTGCCCCTGCTGTACTTTTTCTTTGACCTTCTCTTCTCCATCAAAGTCCATCAAATCCAGCGCGGTCAAACTTTGCTCTGCAAGCTGCGGGTTGAAAAAGCCCAGCTGGTAGAGCTCTTTTGCCAGCTCATTTTGCGCCATCTTTGAATATGGACTGCGTTTCTGCGGCCTGACTATGATATCGAACACAGGGACCCGGATCGCCGCTTCGTGGCCCTGTTCAAATTCTTGTGCCGGATAAGCCAGCGGTAGCGGCTGGCCTCGTATGTCGTGGTTGTCAAACGTGATGTACTCATAACCGCCCGTGTCGCCGGTAATTCGGAAAGTTCTCGCTTCGTCGTAGAACTGACGCATCAGCTCAATAGCCAAATAACACTCCTGGGTGAAGGATCTGTAGCTGGCCGCTATCATATCCCGGCTTGTCTTGTTGCCCGCCTCCTGCAGAGCCGCAATGGCCGCCGCCGCTGTCACGCCACCAGAGGAGCTGCCCTGGCTGACATCCCGGTTGGAGGACGTCTCCTTCAGCTCATCGATCTTCATTTGAAGCACGTTGAGCACGTTGCCCCCCACCTGCTGCACTTGGAGGGGCTGGATATTGTTGATGTCCCCCTCGTAGTAGACCACCGGCTTTGTCCAATCCAGGAACTCAGCCTCATTGATCCCCGTGCCCTTCTTCACAAAGTACCGTACCTTTGCGCTCATGATGCTGTTCTCCAAAATGACCTGAGACATCTTGTCGATATACAGCTGGGGAGATTTCATCACCGCAATGTAGCCAAAGCCCACCGGAGTCCCCTCCTCGGGGAACAGCACATCCAGCTCCACCGGATACTGCCCGTGGTCATAGAACCCATTTGGATACCTGTCCGGCTCGTTCTCGCTGGCAAACAGCACCTCGCTGCCCGCAAACTTGCAGAAGTGGAGGATGGTCCGACCCTCTGGCGTCCTCTTTTTGTAGTACCAGTCCACCACCAAACTCTTTTCAGTGACGTCGACCTTGTCGTCGTGAACGTATTCCTTCACGTCGATGACTTGGCCTCCCAGTTTGCCCTTCAGCTGTGGGTACTCCTGCTCCAGCAGGTCGTTGTCCCGAAGATCCACCACAAATAGGTTCCGGGACTTTTGGACGTCTGTGATCCCCGGCTCCCAGAAGAGGCTAAGGATATCCATGAACCGAATGTCGATGTCACCCAGTCCATTTTCCAGCTCTGTGTTCCAGAACACGCCCTTCGCCACCACGCCGTGCTTCAGCTTGTACCATCCCGCACGATCATAGGTTTGCTCGTAGTGGCTCCTATCAAAAACCACCGGAAGAATAGCGGACAGGGTTTGGGCATCTTTCTCGTCCTGCATCTCTCTTGGCAGAACATTGGGCTCGGGGTAGTTGTCCATGATGTCCGCGTGCTTGTTGGCCAAAGAGTTGAACAGCCACGCCGACGTGGGCTCAGGCCGCTCCTCCTCCCCCTGCATCTGGGCCGACTGCTTTCCCCGGATGACATCCCAGTGGCGCAGCTTCCACCACCGCTCCTCCTCCACGATACGGGCCTCCAGATTGGCCTTGCCCGCCTTGTAGTCCTTGAGGGTCTGGATGGCCTTCTCAATGGCCTTGCGGTCGATGGGCTGCCTGCCCTCCCCGAAGCTGACGGCCTCCACGTTGTCCCCCTCATTGGGCGTGGCCGTGTCCCTCTGCCTACCCAGCATCACCTGCATAGCCTGGGGCAGATAGTCCCGGATGGTCTTGCCCTTGGCGTTGGGGGTGTCCATATTGGGCTGCATCCTCTCGCCTCCTTAGTACTTTCTATAAAATGCGTACCGGTCCACCGGCTCGTCTTCACTCAGCGGGTCGAACACCTTTGGCCGCCGCTCCTTAACCGGAATTGGCTTCATGGGGTTTGCCATGCACAGATAGCGGACCTCGTCGGCCACATGGTCCTCCTGCTTGGTGTCCACGTCCTCTGGCTTATGCTCGTCATAGGACAGCAGGGGGATGGTCCTGATAAACGCCTTGCAGTTGGAGAAGACATACATCATTGGTAGCCCGTCCTCGTCGAACTGAAGGCGGTAGTGGACCTGCATCCAACCCGGAAGGCGCTTATGGTCTCCCGGCTCGAAGTACACCTTGTGCCGCTCGGCTACCTCTGCGATTGACACCCCGTGGCTCTTGTCCCAAATGGCAGGATCCGCCACCCCTTGAATATGCCTGTCCTTCAGCCACCTGTGCTCACTCTCCAGCCGGTGTATCTCCCGGAATATCTCATCTGGGGCCCACTTGACCCCCCGGTCGGGCTCGTCCGGCACACATCCGTACAGCTCCAAAATGCGGTACAGCCTCCCGTCGTAGTCCACCGCCCACCAGCCGCAGCTGAACGGTTTGGCATAGCCTAAGTCAAAAGAGCGCCACACCGGCCAGCTGGGCGGGATATCGAAGGGGTCTATCACATGGGTCCACTTTCTGTCCCCGTAGTGCTCCCTGTCGTTTCTGAACTCCTCGAACACCTGACCCTCATAAACGTCCCAATCTCCGTCCAGATGAGCCCGCCTTTTGTGCTCTGGCAGGGCTTTCAGCACGTCGATATACTCTGGGTTGGCCTCCATCAGCACTTTGTTGTCGTACACCGTGGCCTGGATAAACACATAATCCTCTGGGTTTTCCCCATCCTTGAAATTCCGGTCGATGAAAATGCGCTTGATGTACTCGTGGCCGACTCCGCCTGGGTTCATGGTGTAGTACACCCGCGGCTTGAAGTCTGTGCGGGTGGTGCGCAGAGCTGTGCAGATAAACACAATCCACTCTTCAGGGAACTGCGTGGCCTCTTCAAATATGATGAAGTCAAACTCCTGCCCCTGATACTGGTTCAGGTCTCCCTCGTTGTCGCAATACCCCAGGCACAGTCTGGATTTATTTGGGAACAGGAAGGCCCGCTCATCTTGGTTGTATCTGGCGTAGCCGTGCAGCTCCTGCCGCAGCGGGATGATGTGGTTGTTTCTCAGCTCCGGCATGGTCCGCCGCAGCAGCAGCCCTGTCAGCCCCTCATACCGCATACACAGCAGCACGCCCTTACGCCTGCCCGCCCAGCTCTTCCCGCCGCCTCTGGCCCCGCCATATCCGATGTGC